CTGAACACCAACCAACTCATTAGCAATAACGGTTGGCATAACACGGCGGATAACTGGCAGAATTACACGATTCAGTGTAGCAATGTTACCTGATGCGGTAGAACCAGAAGTTGCGTTTTCACGAAGATACTTCTTGGTATTTTCTAGGATTACGTTCATTGAAGTGCGCTTTGCGCCTTTTAAGCCTTCCAGCAATGCACCTTTAGTCTCATCCCAGCGACTTTCTAATAATTCTTGTGACATTTATGTCTCCTTTTCCCTTTTATTTAGATTTACAGCCCTGCAAGTCTCTTTAAATCAATGACATTACTGTCAATGGTCTTAGTAGCTTCAGGAGCAGTCTTATCGCCGGTTGCTACGGAGATGGATTCTGCAATAACCTTTTTGGTTTTTGTAGAACGATCATCCAATACAGCCGGAAGATACTTTTCAAATGCGTTCTTCAAACGGTTAGTTTGAACGCTTTCCAATAAATTACGCATTACTTCTTGCTTTTCATCATTCAATGGAGATAACAATTCATCCATTAACTGACTACGAGCAGTAGATTCTTTGATAATACGTATTTCACGGTTCTTTGATTCAACAAGAACTTTTGCTTTCTTGCCAATCTTGATGGCTTCACTCAGTTGTGATTCTCTCTTCGCAACAATAGAATGGAGCTTGCGAACTTCGGCGTTCTCATTTAAGTAAGTAGAACCGAATTCTGCCGCATATGCTTCAAAAATCTTGCGACCAAAGTCATTCTCACGAGCAACTTTGATATCTTCTTGCAACTGAGTAAGTTCAGCTTTAAGATGACGGCTAACAGCACGACTCATCTTGTTGGCACTTTCCTTAATGAAACGAGCCTTAAGACTTCCTAACTTAGCACGTGCTTCACGAACAAGACGAACCTTAGTCTCAATGACATCACGCTTGTCCTGTGCAAATTCACGAATTTCATTTGCTAAGGCATGAACAATGAATGATTCTAGTTTTTCTAAACCTTCATTGTGAATCTTGCGATCTCTACGCAGTTCGCCAATTTCTTCAGCCAATTTAGTCACCATGAAGTCATTAAACTTCGTGGAATTTTCTTTCATCTTGGCTTGGAATTTGACACGATCCTCAATCAGAGAAAGCTTTTCAGCCTGCACTCTTTCAAGTTCTGCGGTCAGACCTTCTGTAACCATACGATCTAGGGCTTCCACCATCACTGTTTTGTCGTGCTCATAGCGTTGTGCGAATTCCTCGCGGAGTTCTGCACGAACTTGTTCACGCGCCTCATTCAGCTTAGATTCCCAAGCTTCGGAGATTTCTTTGCGAGTGTCCTCATTAATCAGGTCGCTTTCAAGTAACGGTTTTAATGCGTCTAACATTATTTTTCCCCTAATTTAAGATCCTTAATAAGACGAAGAACTTCTTCTTTTAAGTATCTCTGAACTTTGTTGTCAGCCCCAGCTTCACGTGCTATTTCCAAGATTCTATGACCACCACTCATATTGAGTAAGCCTTCATAGATTGCCTTTGGATAAGCATTTGGAGCGGAGGGTTGAGCAACTACATCTACAGTAACTATTTCAAAGTCACTGACATGTCCGTTGGTATCGTTGACATTTCCACTGCCACGACTACTAACACCCAATTTCACACCAGAGTCCAACATGGTTTTAACCAGTTGTCCCATAGGTGTTGGTAAAATTTTGAGCTTACCATACCCACATGGACCGTCCATCCACATCTTTTCAATCATGTGGCTAACACGGTCTAAATTGATTTTGAGATCATCTGGATGATCTACTTCTCCCAAAACAGAGTGGCCTTTAATGATCTGCTCATTTATGGTATCTACTGCCTTGGAAATTTCATGAACAGGGTATACTCTTTCGTTGGCATTTCTCACACCACCTTCAATACATATACCCTTCATATATAGGGTTTTTCCATGACCATCTGGGCCGTCCTCGGTCAAAAGTTCAACCTTTGCCTGAGTGAAGCTCAGATGTTCTTTAAGATAACGAGCCATACCTTATCTTAGCCTTTAGGAAATGGTGTTCTGGTGTTAACACCAGTAGCTTGGCTAGTAACTGGCTTTGGAGCCGCTTCTAACTTGCCATTCTTAGTTCCTTTGCCCGGAACATTGCGATAGTTACCAGCATCTGGTAAATTGCCAGATGTAGGTGTAGGACGACCCTTTGCAATGTCACCAGTCATTTTCACTGGCTTGGCTTCAGAACCAATAGCACCGCTGTTGAAAGCTGTTGTGGCTTTCTTGTTAACAAAAGACTCTTCGGAGTTTGTTGGCTTTGGAGCGGCATCTAACTTTACGTTTTCTGCAACCGGAAACTTACCGCCGGTAGAAAAATCTTCAGTATCGTCAACCGCTAATTCGTCACCGCCATCAACATCAAAGTCAACGTCAGTATCGCTAAATTCTTCTTCGTCACCGAAGTCATCATCGCCTTCGCCGCCAAGCATTGATTCAAATTCAGACATTAATTCATCCAGCTTATCTTCAAGGTCAACTACGCGATCTTCTAAATCGCCTTCGCCGTCGTCATCGCCGAAATCATCGTCGCCGAAATCATCGTCGCCGAAGTCTTCTTCGTCATCATGCTCATCTTCAAGGTCGTGAGTGAGATCTTCGCCGTCTTCTTCGGCTTCATCGTCAAATTCGGCATCTTCATCATCATCTTCGCCTTCCATGCTAAGACCTTCTTCTTCGGTCTCTACATCGTCAATCAGGTCGTCAGATGAATCACCGCCGATAGAGCATTCATTATCAAGCTCAGAATCCATGATGTCTTCATAAATCTGACGTGACTTTTCTACAACGATTTCATGAAATAATGCACGTGCCTTGTCGGTGTCGTCATTGATTACATATTCAATTAGTTTTTCAAACTTGTTCATATTTTTCTCCTATAAGGTTGGCTCGGTAAAATTATTTACATTTATGCAACAAAAAGGGCATTTAATGCCCCTTTTTTGATTTTTTTGTTGTTTATAAGCCGCCACCGGGTGGAGCAGGTGGTGCTCCATATTGTTTTCTAACTTTTTCAAGTTTTTCCTTATATTCAACAGCACGAATATCATTTAACTGACGTAATTTGCCAATTTGCTTAAGGGTGAGCCTCGTTTTGCGTAGATTTTGCAACCTCGTTTGGCTATTATCTTGTGTCAAATCTTGATACACATCAGGCGTTTGGGTCCAAACTTCATCTAGTCTCATAACTTAATCCTCTTTTATTATTTAGCCTTGAGGTTGACTTTTTGCTGAAAACTTAATATACTAAAAAATTTATATATAATAAATAAAAGCGATTCGCGGGGAGCCACCCCCCAATCGCACTAATGCTATTCAGGAGCACCAGCATGAATACTTATACAAAAATATGCACCAAGTGTAATGTATCAAAATCATACATTGAATTCACCAAAGACAAACGCGCAAAAGATGGATTAGGTTCAGAATGCAAACTCTGTAAGAGAGAACGTAGTAAAAAAAATTATTATGAAAACACAGAAAAAGAAAGGAATCGTAAAAAAGTCTATCTCTCGGAAAACAAAGAGAAATTAAAAGACTATTATGATCAATACTATGAAAAAAATCGCAACTCCAAATTAGAAAAATGCAAAGAATATCGCGAGGAAAATAAAGATTTAATTCGTGAACGTGGAAAACTCTATTATGTATCTAACAAAGATAGTATAAAAAAACAGAGAGATAAAAGAAAATCAAACGATCCGCTTTTCAAACTCATTTGTAATACAAGAACATTGATATTGACTGTAATTAAAAATAATGGATATTCTAAAAAATCAAGAACTTATAAAATACTTGGGTGCACGTTTGAGGAGTTTAAATATCATATTGAAAATCAATTCTCCGAAGGTATGTCGTGGGATAATCGTCACGAATGGCACTTGGATCACATAACGCCAGTATCATGGGGCAAAACAGAAGAAGAAATTATTGCCCTCAATCATTACACTAATTTTCAGCCATTATGGGCAGAAGATAATTTAAAAAAGGGGAATAGGTTTTGCGGGTAAACTAATTTACCCGCAAGTTACGTATTATCACTGTGGCATTGCCGGTGCACCTGCACCGGGTGATGCGCCACTTGTGGGAACATCACCCGCACCAGCACCACCTAGGTCTCCCATCTCTTGGCTAAATTCTTGGCCTGCCTCTAAATCAGATTCCATACCAGCAGGAGTGACACCGATACTACGCAAGTCTTGTCCCTGTGTGGTTTTAAGTTCTGGCTGTGATTGCTCTTCTTCCCACAATTCATCATTTTCAACAATTTCAGCTTCAGTAAGCCCAAGATAACGCTTCAGGAGGAATCTCTTACTCAAATAAGGAATTTGTTCCAACTGAGTAAAGGTAGCAATTCTAGAAGTATCCAATTCAGTCTGACGATAACTTGCAAAGTTCTGTGGAGCACAGAGCCTGATATTGAAGATTCCAGAATCTATATTGAACCCTCGCCATCTCATGAACATCTTGAACTCATCATCTAGCTTCTGCATTATCAGATTTTGCAAGCGTTCGCAATACTGATTGAAGCGGTATTCTTGAATCAGGGCTGTTCCAACTCTTCCGTCATTCATAGCTCTATCACTATCATCTGGGCCTGTTGGTAGATAACTTGATGGTACACGAAGACCACGAGCCATTTTATTGTTGAAGTATTTCAAGTCATCAATCTCACCAAGATTCTTTCCACCTTCCATAATTTCAACAGATGACCCTCGGCCATCAGCAGTTACAGGGAAGAAATAATCTTCATTGACACTTAATGGATTATAGGATGCATCCATCATATTTTGCCCACCGCCAGTTACAGTAGGAATACGACGTTGATGCATTTCATTCTTAATACGTTCAACAAATTGCATGGCCAAATGACTTGGCATGTTACCTACGTCAATTTTAAATAAACGGCGCTCTGGCGCACGTTGGACACGATAGATAAGAATAGAGTCTTCCAGAAGTTCTTTCTGTTTATAGACTTTATAGATATTTTCTAAAATACTTCTACCGAACGGCCAAAAATAATCCAGTCCTTCATTAAGACTGATGTGAACAATGTGCTTCGCATCTAAGCAAGATTCATTCATGGCTTGAGTAAATCTCGCATTACCCACTCCACCGCCGGACCCAGTTGATGCTCCACCATTTGGATAGGTATAATTGGTTGAACCGACCGTGCCACTTGCACGACTTACATAGAAATCTTGAGTAGTTTTGGGGGCGATACTCATGTTTTGGAAATTCGGATTGATATCACGAATGACATATTGCTCCGGTCTTTTTCCCTCTGACTCATTGACAATGACACGAGAAACCTTTACCATATCAACCCAGAACATTTCAAAAGTCTCTGGGTCACGAACAAATACTTGGTCGCCATATTTGATAGTGTTTCTGAAAAGCTTAAAAATTCGTTGATCAAGCTTGTTGAGCTTTGACCACTGTTGCAACTGCTTTTTGATGATTTCAACTTCATGGTCAGTTGGCTTATCATTGAATTTGATATCAAATGGCGTAAGGTTGTCTTCATTGAGTTGAGTTGAAAACTCAGAGATGATATCTAAACATGCGTTGACTTCTGAATCACAATCCATATTCTCGTATTGATTGTATCTTTCAACTCGGTTAGGATGTCCAGAATATACTTCAGGCAAACGAGAAGCATAGTTTCTGAATGCGAATTCATTGCCATTTGCAATCCCAGAATATTCGCCATTTTGACGATCATATCCGGGGAATCCGAATTGGTTGCTACCAGAAATTGGACTTAACTGCCCACTCGCCGTACCTGCTACCTTAAAATATTTTCGCCAAGTACCATTACTCGGTTTACCTGTATTGTGTGTATCTGCCATTATGACTCCGTATATACGTGTTGTATTTACCTTATGCCATTGACTTAGCTATTTTATCAACGTTACTCGCCTCAGTCTTTGTTATAGAAAGAAGGTTGTCTAACTTGCTCAACTGTGTTTCCAAAAGCGTAGCAATTTTGTCAAGAGATTGGACTTCTGGAGAATCTCCTCCCACTACAGAACCGGGAGGTGCACTCTGGGCACTCGCCGTCCCATACGAAGCATCTGGTTTTGCCGGTGCCGCTGTGACTTTAGGTTGTGGAGTTGTAAGATTACTCGTAGATTGACTTACATCAGCAGGCAATGGTGTTTGCGGTTTAGTAGGCTCAGATGCCGCTACAGTAGGTGTCTCTGGCTTAGTAGGCTCAGATGCCGCTACAGTAGGTGTCTCTGGCTTAGTAGGCTCAGATGCCGCTACAGTAGGTGTTACAGGAGGTTGGTTAACTTCCGGCGTAGAACCAAAGATGCTATTGATATTTTCTTTAGCCAATTCTAATTGTCTTTCGTATGGCCCAGTAGCCCAATAATATCCGGTGGGGTCAGTTGGTTTGGCCGGTGCATTTTCTCCATAGTCACCGGCTATAGTCATATCAGCAGATGTAGGAGTCTTCTTATTAAAATTATCAAATGATTCTTTCGCGCTTGCTAATGCGGTTGAGTATGGTCCAGTAGTATCTGTACCAGCGCCTTCCCCATAGTCACCGGCGGTTGCCATATCTGGCATTTCTGCGGCGGTCGGTGTTCTATTGATTTTGCTATACCAATCACTAACACTGGCAACCGCATTGTAAAGCATACTTGGCTTTTCTGGAGTAGTAGGTGTAGTTTCACCAAGATCTTCCGCAGTCTGTGCGGTGGTGATCGGAGGAGACTTGTAATCAGACACATTGAATCCAGCCAATGCAGTCTGTGATGAAAATGGATCATTTGCAGGAGTAATAGAAAATTTCTCCTTTGATTGCGTTACCGTAGTTGTTCGGTTCGTAGCAGGTTGTGCGTTGGCTACCTGTTGTGCAGTAGATGCTTGCTGTGTAGGAGTAGCAGGCTGTGCGGTAGATGCTTGCTGTGTAGGAGCAGACGCGCCACTTTGTGACTGAGCTATTTTCATTACTTCGTTTGCATATCTCTCACGATTCGCATATACTTGTGGTTTGACAATTACTCCATGTTGAATATCACCAGATTTTTCATATGCATCGTGCCATATTCTTGTTGCTTCTTCTGCTGTCTTAGCTTGCTTTAACTTTGGAATAACGTCTCTAAACTGAGGAGACTGTAGCTCCTGTTTCAAAAATCCATAGTTAGCTTTCGGATCAGTAGCATTCTGTCCTGTTTTTGCTAGATATTCCTCAAATGCTCGTCTT